TCTCTTGTTGAGGAGACAGGCATCGCACTGATGCTGGTCAGCCACCTACGTCGCCCATCAGGTGACAACGGGCATGAGAATGGTCGTGAGGTTACGTTGTCACATCTTCGTGGCTCTGCATCTATTGCACACCTATCTGATAGTGTCATAGCCTTGGAGCGCAACCAACAGGCAGACGATCCTATTGAAGCCAACACCACCACGATACGTGTGCTGAAGAACAGGTACACAGGTGATACAGGAGTTGCAAGCCACCTACACTACGACAGTGTTACCGGACGCATGACACAGATCGACAACCCCTTCATGGAGAATGACAATGACTAAAGAAACTAATGTAGAACCTCTTTGGAATGGACACAACGAAGACTATGGATTTAAAGAAGAGTCTTATGTATTAACAATTACATTAACAGGTGAAGTTGTGGGTACGGGAATAACAGAAGAACACGCTCTTTCTAAAATACAAAAGATGTTTTACTCCCAGTTGGGAGCAAGCGAGATAATTGATTTGTTTGTTAAAGTCAATGAGAGTGAAGTTGGTATTTCTTTTAAAGCAAAACCTTTCCCCCATGAAGATTGGATGTATGAAGATGTCTGAAGTTAGAAAGAAGTTTGATAAAACCCTTTATGATATTGCAGATAAGGCTGCAAAAGAAGCTATGATTGGATGGCTAAAAGACAGAGATCATACTGATATATCTTCTAATGAAACGACATACTTTGATATTGTATCTACCGTAGGCCCAGACCTTCCTCGACATCTATATGAAGTGGAGGTTAAGTATGCTTGGAAGGGCAACGAGTGGCCGGAAAGCTGGACAGAGTTACGTATCCCACATCGTAAGCAGAGATTGATTGACAAGTGGAAATCAGAATGTTACAATGATCTCCTTACCTTTGTTGTCTTTAATCATGACTGTACTATGGCATGGCATGTTGATGGTAATACATTAGCAGATTGTGAAGTTAAAGAAGCTTCTAATTATAAGATAAGAAAGGGAGAGAAATTCTTTCACATTCCTGTAGAAGATGCATACATGGTGGACATGACATATGAGAGCGGTAGTTGATATTGAGACAGATGCTATTGATGCAACCAAGATACACTGTATCGTAGCAAGGAGTGCTGATACAGGAGAGACACGTCACTGGATAGGAGATCAGTGTCGTGAGTTTGGGGAGTGGTCGAAGAAAATAGATACCTTTATTATGCATAATGGTATAAGCTTCGACGCTCCCCTTCTTAATAAGTTTACCGGCTCTGATATTAAAGTTAATCAGATAGATGATACACTTATTAAATCTCAACTCTACAATCCTATTCGTGATGGTGGTCACTCCCTTGAAGCATGGGGTAACTTCTTAGGACATAAGAAGGGTGACTACCACGACTTCTCTCACTTCAATCAAGAGATGTTGAAGTATTGCTACATCGACACTGCTGTTACTATGGAGACATATAAGTACCTTCAAGAAGAGGGCAAGAAGTTCTCTGAAAAATCCTATGATCTGGAACGAGAGGTTCGTAGCATCGTAGACAAGCAACAGAAGAATGGCTTTGCCTTTAACATCATGAAGGGTATGACACTGGAAGCTAAACTTATGGATGAGCTACACTCTCTTGAAGAGAAGGCTCACGATATGTTTCCACCTACCATTGTAGAGCTAAAGACAAAGACAAAAGAAATACCTTTTAATATAGCAAGTCGTAAGCAGATAGCAGACCGACTGATGAAGAAGGGATGGAAGCCTACAAAGAAAACAGACAAGGGTAATATTATTGTCAATGAGGCAGTGCTGGATACGATTAATATGCCAGAGGCTAAGATGTTCTCCCGTTACTTCCTACTACAGAAACGTACCGGCCTACTGAAGGCGTGGATACAGGCATGTAGTGAGCAGGAACGAGTACATGGCAGGGTCATGACACTGAAGACCATCACCGGCAGGATGGCACATCATGGCCCTAACATGGCACAGGTTCCGGCAGTGTACAGCCCCTATGGAAAGGAGTGCAGGGAACTGTGGACAGTATCAAATACTGACACCCATCAGCTTGTAGGTACTGATGCCAGCGGTCTTGAACTTAGATGTCTTGCTCACTACATGAACGATGCTAAGTTTACCAATGAAGTACTGACAGGTGATGTACATACAGCCAACATGAAGGCAGCAGGTTTAAGTAATCGTGACCAAGCCAAAACATTCATATACGCATTTTTATATGGGGCCGGTCCTGCCAAGATAGGTAGCGTTGTTGGTGGCTCTGCCAGTGATGGACGTAATCTTATTGCTAAGTTTCTGAAGAACATGCCAGCACTTAATAAGTTACGTAAAGACATAGGTGCAGTGGCAGCATCAGGAACTATACGAGGTCTTGATGGACGTATGTTACACATCAGGCACGAACATGCTGCACTTAATACGCTACTTCAAGGAGCAGGTGCAGTGGTCTGTAAGCGTTGGCTTGTTGAGATGGACAGAATGATCTGGGAGCATGGCCTTGACGCCAAGCTTGTTGCCTCAGTACACGATGAGTATCAGTTTGAGGTAGCCAAGCCAGACATAGAAAGCTTTACCAAAATAACAAAGGAGGCAATGTATACAACACAGAAAATTTGAACTTTAAATGTGACCTTGACTCAGACTTCAAGGTTGGAAATAATTGGGCAGAGACACATTAATATGTTGACACCTATATATTCGATGTGCTATAATGCACTTGTTGTTTAGTTAGTAGTAGACGACCTATCAGGGAATGATCCCTAACATGGCTGCAATAGAGCAGCACCACCAAGGAGACTATTTATGAACGATCCAATTTACATTACTGGTAAGTGCCACTATGCTTCTATCACTGAGCCGAACACCAAGTTCGATCCAGTGTGGAGCATTCAGATTGAGGTAGACGATGTGAATCGTCCTGTTATCGAAGGAGCCAATCTTCCTATCTCTAATAAGGAAGACGAACGTGGTGACTTTGTTACTATTAAGCGTAAGGTTATGCGAAAAGATGGTACGGAGCGTCAAGCTCCTATCGTAAAAGACTCACAGAATAACCTGTGGGATGGAAAGAAAATTGCTAATGGTAGCTTGGTAAATGTAAAGGCTATTCCTTTTGATTGGAACTATGCTGGTAAGTCTGGTATATCCTCTGATCTTGCAGCCGTACAGGTAGTGGATTTCATTGAGTACTTGGACGGTACTGAGGACTTTGCACCTGTTGATGGTGGATATGTTCAGGAGACTGTGGCGGAGACTGAATCAGAAGCCGTCCCGTTCTAATATAACATAGGAGGTATAGGGGAGTGCTGCTTAATTAGGCGGCACTCCCTGTTTATATCATGAAGCAAGTTGAAACATTAGTAGAAGATATTTATAATTTATTTAACCTTACACCTATCGACATGGATGAGGAAGAAGTTGATAAACATATTGATACCTTTGGCGAGATGCTCAAGGTACATCTAAAAGACTTTCTTTATGAAGTACCCAGAGATCGTAGCAACCTAAGACTATCAGCTATAGGTAAGCCGGACAGAAAACTGTGGTATGATCTAAACAAGAAGCTTACATCAGAAGAACTACCACCATCCACAAGGATTAAGTTTCTTTATGGTTATATTCTGGAAGAGCTTCTATTGTTCTGTGCCACAGTAGCAGGACATACGGTCATAGNGCAGCAAAAAGAAGTTGTTCTGGAAGGTGTGGTCGGCCATCAGGATGCAATCATCGACGGTGTTCTTGTTGATGTTAAGTCTGCCAGTGGTATGGGCTTTGATAAGTTTAAACACAACAAACTAACAGAAGACGATCCCTTTGGCTATGTCGCACAGATATCAGCCTATGCTTCTGCTAATGGTCTGGATCGTGCAGCCTTCCTTGCCATTAACAAATCCACTGGTGAGATATGTCTATCGCAACTTCACAGTATGGATATGATCAATGCTAAAGAAAGAATTAAACANCTTAAAAANGTGGTTACTGCTNATAATGTACCTGNTAAGTGCTATCCCGATCTACCTGATGGTAAGTCTGGGAACCGTAAGCTTGCTGTTGGTTGTGTTTATTGCGAACATAAGAGAGATTGTTGGGTTGATGCTAACGGCGGTGCTGGTCTACGTGCGTTCAAGTATTCGCAGGGTAGGCGGTATCTTACGCAGGTAGCGAAGCAGCCTGACGTACCGGAAGTTAGAGTATAAATGACAAAACATCACTGGGTTGGTGAGGTAGACCCTGATACATACTATGGTTTTGTTTACCTGATAACAAACACTGTCACTGACAGGAAGTATATTGGTAGGAAGTTCTACCATACCTATAAGAAAAGAAAACGATTTAAAGAATCTAACTGGAGAGTATACGCAGGATCATGCAAGCCACTTAAAGAAGACATGAAGCGTATGGGTAAAGATAAATTTACCTTTGAGATTATCTGTAACTATAAAACAAGAGGTGGTGTGGTGAGCGGTGAGGTACATTTCCAGACAGACAATGATGTACTATCACCGGAACTGCTGCCCTGTGGTGAGCGACTGTACTACAACGGGCAGATAGGTGCTGTAAAGTTTATCTCTCCTGAGTTTCATAGTGCTGAAAGCCGTGCTAAGATGAGTGCCGCTCGTATAGGAACGACACTTAGTGCTGAAACCCGTGCGAAAATAAGTGCTTTTCGTACAGGCAAGCCATTTAGTGCTGAAAGCCGTGCGAAGTTAAGAGTGCTTCGTACAGGCAAGCCACTTAGTGCTGAACATTGTGCGAGTATAAGTGCTAGTAAGACGGCAGAAAAAAATCCTAATTTTAAAGGACCATATAGAATAACTTTTAAAGAAGGTCGAATTGAAGAGTATCAAACTTTAAAAAATATAGATGGGTACAATGACACTGCTTTATATCATGTTCTAAGTGGAAAACGTATGCATTATAAAGACATAATAAAAGTAGAAAGGATAGGGTCTGATGATTGATGAAGAAGAGCAGGTAACTTTGTACGATCTCACAGACAAGAACCCTGATAAAACTTTATACCTTGCTATTGTAGTCCAAT